GTGTAAATGATCCTGGTTTAGGTCAAGGTTTTGGTGCAGACAAAACAGGGCAAGGGCCAGGTAATGATAACCCAGATAATGATAAAACCGATAAAACCAAAACACCTGGAAAAGGTTTGTTTAGTACTATTAACTTTAGTGATCCTGTACAAAACTTTCTTAGTGGTCTTTTTAGCAACACTAAAAAAGCAGGGTTGACAAGTATTCAAACAAACCCAATGAGGTTGGGGGCATACTACGGTTTAAATGCTATGAACTTCCAACCTTCTATAGACGAAGATGGAACTATTAATACAGGGATTATTGGAAAACCTGGGGTTTCAACTTTTAACAAACTTAATATTAACAAGTACAAGTTCAACCCCAGTGATTACAGTCCACACAAACCCAATGAAGCAAGAAACCCTTTTGCAGATACAATTGCAGACCCTTTAAATAATATGCAAGGTTTTCTTGATGCAGGATTAACATTTGATGAAAACAATAAATTTACAGGAACTGATTTCGACAAACTAAAAGCTTATACCGATGCTTTGGGTATGACTTATACAGGATATCAACCTGGAGATTTTGATTTTGGTGATGATAGCGGGGACAATAATAGACCTATAAGCCCATATGTTCCTATTGATCCTGTAAGATCAAAATATGAAGATGAAGCATTAGAAGCATATGATCGTTATATTGAAAACGGATACTCGCCTGAAGAAGCAGAATACTTAGTTGCATACATGGGATTAGCGTGAAAAAAGAAAAGAAAATCAGCAAGGTAATGCGTGAATATAAATCAGGAAAACTAAAATCTGGTAAATCTAAGAAAAAAGTGGTAAATAAGAAACAAGCTATAGCTATCGCGCTCAGCGAAGCAGGTGTAAAAAAGAAAAAAAGGAGGTCATCATGATCGACGATTTAAAATGGAAAGCCCAAGAATGGTGGAACGGAACCACTAAGAAAACAAAAATTATAATTGCTGTTGGCATTATAATTTTCATCGCGGTAATACTCAACAACTAATGAACCCACTGCTACTTATCAAACCACTTTTAGGTCTTGGAGGAGGATTACTAAATAATCCTATAGCAAAACTTATAACCGAAAAGACTGTCGGCGCAATTTCTCACAAACTAGAAAAAGATAAGATCATCAAAGCAAAGGAGATAGAAGCTGCCGCAAAGGTGGACGTAGCAAAGATTGGTGTTCAGATGGAACAGGTGAGACAAACTGCTAACTCATGGAAAGACGAATATTTAGTCGTTTTCTGGAGCCTCATTATTTTGGCACATTTCACACCTTGGACTCAGCCTTGGATGGCTGCAGGGTGGGAAATTTTAAAAGACGTCAATGACTATTTCTGGGTCATTATACTTACTATAGTGGGCGGAAGTTTTGGGGTTACTACACTTAGTAAGTTCAAAGGCAAATAAAAACTTAGGGGGATAAATGGGAGAAGAGAAAACGTGTGATTGCCACACGGAAGAAAAAGTACTATCGGGGGAATGTTGTAAACAAGAACCAAATGCTCTTGACGAGTTTTGGGATAAATTAGGAGATAAGGATAAAAGAAATGTCAGAAGCTACAGACCCGGTAAACGTAATATACAAGATACAAAGACACCTAGATCAGACGATTGACGACTGCGCTCAAACATTAATGAGCGGTGGTGTTGACAACATGGAAAAATATACATATATTTGCGGAAAGATCCATGCTATGGATCAAATTAAACAGGAAATCTCTAACCTGCTAAACCCTAAGGAGCCAGAACCAGATGACGAAACAAACATCGCACGCATTAGAAGATAAGTATAAAGAAGAAGCTGAAGAAGCTAAAAAAGAAACTCAAGAAACAAATTTAGATAAGTTACCACATCCTACAGGATGGCGTATACTTGTTATGCCCTTTCAAGTTAAAGAAAAAACTGAAGGTGGAATTATCATTGCACAAGAATCTTTAGACAAAGCACGTGTAGCAACGCAAGTTGGTTACGTACTAAAGATGGGTGATCTCTGTTACAAGGATGAGGAAAAGTATCCGACAGGACCATGGTGTAAAGAAAAACAATGGGTGGTCTTTGCACGATACGCAGGATCACGTATGCAGATTGATGGTGGTGAGATAAGAATGTTAAACGATGATGAGATTTTAGGAACTATAGAAGATCCTGAAGATCTTATTCACGCAATGTAAATCATAGAGGAGGATAATCTATGCAAGAAGATAAAATAGATGTCGGTGAAACCGATGAACAGGAAACAGAAATTGAATTAGATGCTGCACCTGTTGAAGAAACACCAGCTGAAGAAATAGTTGTTGAAGAAGTAAAAGAAGAAGCTGTAGAAACAGCACCTGTTGAAGAAAAACCAAAAGACGAACTTGGTGAGTATTCAGATGGAGTACAAAAAAGAATAGCTAAGCTAACTCGTAAGATGAGGGAAGCTGAAAGACAAAAGGAAGAAGCTATTACTTATGCACAAAGTCAAAAACAAGAAGCTGAAAAGTTAAGAAACAAATATAAAACTTTAGACAGCTCTTACAATCATGAATTTGAAAAAAGAGTCACTACTAATATTGCTGCTGTAAAAACTAAATTAGCAAATGCAATTAATACAGGTGATGTAGAGGCGCAAGTTGCTGCTCAAACTGAGCTTGCACAACTATCAATGGATGCAACTAGACTAGCAAGGATCAAGGAAATGCAAGAAAACCTGCCTGCAGAAGTTGCACAACAACAAGTTCAACAACAGCAACAAGTTCAACAACAGCAACAACCTGCTCAAATAGATCCTAGAGCAGATGCATGGGCACAGAAAAACCCATGGTTTGGTACAGATAATGCAATGACTTACACTGCATTTGACATACACAAAAAGCTAGTTGAAGACGAAGGATTTGACCCACAATCAGATGATTATTATTCTGAGGTTGACAAGCGAATAAGACTTGAATTCCCACACAAATTTGATAATGTGGAGTCAACTACGACAACTGCACCGACGCAGAACGTAGCAAGTGCCAAACGTCCGGCCACAAAAGGACGCAGAAAAACTGTGAAACTCACACCTTCACAGGTAGCAATTTCTAAAAGATTAGGTGTGCCACTTGAAGAGTATGCGAAACAATTAGCCGCGAAGGAGGTATAAGCATATGGAAAAAGATAAAATGAAAACCACTCGCGTGAGTCAATCTAGAGCAAAAACTGAAAAGCCGAAGATTTGGACTCCTCCATCATCACTGGACGCACCACCTGCGCCAGACGGATATCGACATAGGTGGATAAGAGCTGAAAGCATGGGGTACGACGATACCACTAACATGGCAGGTAAGCTTAGATCAGGATGGGAGTTAGTTAGAGCTGACGAATATCCAAATGATAATTATCCTTCTATAGATAACGGCAAATACGCAGGTATGATCGGGGTTGGTGGCCTTGTGCTGGCAAGGATATCTGAAGAGCTCGCGAAATCGCGTGAAGAGTACTTTGCAAAAATTACTCAAGATCGAAATGATGCAATTGAAAACGATGTCTTGAAGGAACAGCACCCAAGTATGCCGATTAATCAAGATCGACAGACTCGTGTAACTTTTGGTGGCTCGAAAAAAGACTAATCTTTTCTCAACCATCGATTTAACTTAACCCTTTAAGGAGGAAAACAACTATGGCAAATTTAGACTCGCCAAACGGGTTTAATCCTATTGGAAAAATCGGCGGTGGTACATCACCGGCAATGAACAAATACAATGCTGTTGCAGGGCACAACGTTCAAATATTTCAAGGCGATTTATGTAAATTAAACGCAGGAAATATTGAAAGAGGTGCAGCTGCTGACACAGCATTTGTAGGAGTTTTTTGGGGATGTAACTTTGACGATTCCGATGGAAAACCCACTTTTAAAAACAATAGACCGGCTGCTCAAGTAGCGTCTATGTTTATCTATGACGACCCTTACCAAACCTTTGAGATACAAGGTGATGCTGCTTCAGCACAAAGTAACTTGGGTAACTTAGGTGACATTAACGCGGGTACCGGTAATACATCAACAGGTGTTTCAGCAATGGAAGTTGATTCAGCAAACTTTGGCGGCGCAAATAAAATTAATGTTCGTGTCGTTGGACTTTCTGACAAAGAAGGTCGTAATGAGGTTGGTTCAGCCAACTTGCTGTATGAAGTTCTTATTAATGAACACGTTTACAAATAATAGCAGGAGGATAATTATATGGCTATATCAAGACAACAGCTCGCTAAAGAGCTAGAGCCAGGTCTGAATGCATTATTTGGACTTGAGTACAAAAACTACGAAAACCAACACGCTGAAATTTATGATACAGAAAATTCTGATCGAGCATTCGAAGAAGAAGTAATGTTATCAGGTTTCGACAAAGCTGCCGTTAAGTCAGAAGGCGCAGCAGTGGTTTACGATAGCGCGCAGGAAACTTACACTGCAAGATATCAACATGAGACAATTGCTCTCGCTTTCTCTATCACTGAGGAAGCTGTTGAAGATAACTTGTATGATAAGATTTCAACTCGTTATACGAAAGCACTAGCACGTTCTATGGCTCAAACTAAGCAACTTAAAGCTGCTGCAATTCTAGATGGAGCTTTCACTACTTCTACAGGTGGTGACGGTGTTGCACTTTGTGCAACTAACCACCCAGTAATTGCTGGAACGTTTGCAAATGAGTTAGCAACACCTGCTGACTTATCTGAAACTTCATTAGAGCAGTCTTTAATTGACATTGCTAAAATGACAGACGAGCGTGGACTAAAGATTGCTGCTAAGGGAATGAAACTAATCATTCACCCATCTCAGCAATTTGCAGCTGAAAGAATCATGAAATCTGCTCTAAGAGTTGGCACTGCTGACAATGATGCAAATGCGATGAAATCAATGGGAATGATACCACAAGGATTTGTGGTAAATAACTTCCTAGCTGATACAGAGTCTTTCTTCATTAAGACAGATGTTCCTAACGGAATGAAACACATGGTTAGAGCACCAATCAAAACTGCCATGGAAGGCGATTTTGAAACTGGTAACGTTAGATATAAAGCTAGGGAAAGATACAGCTTCGGCTTCTCTGATCCTAGAGGTATCTTCGGATCTCCAGGTGTATAATCAGTAAGGTTATAAACCATTTTAAGGGGCGCTTCGGCGCCCCTTTTTATTTGCATTTACTAAATTAAAAGCGTATATTCGAAGAAACACAGACTTGACCAGACGGCCTCGCGACTGTGTTAATTAACAGGAGGACATAAACATGGGTACAACTACTTTTTCAGGACCGGTTAGATCAGAAAGCGGGTTCGAAGATATAACAAAAAATGCAACTACTGGTGCTATAACTAGTAATGCTGCTTACAACAAAGCAATTAGAGGCGGAGTACAAGCATTATCAGGCGCAGGAGCTGCAGATACTGTAAACCTAATAACAGAGCTTACTACAGCCGGTGGAGCCGCTGCTGTAACTTTAGCTGATGGAACAACTTCAGGACAAATGAAAATCATTAACATGATTGTTGATGGTGGTGGAACTGCAACAGTTACCCCAACTACATTTGCAAACGGATCAACAATTGCTTTTGACGCAGTTGCTGAATCAGTAACTTTAGTTTGGAACAGTGCTATTGGCTGGGTCGCTACTTCAGTAAACGGCGCAACAGTATCTTAATACAAAATTAAATGTGGGGCTTCGGCCCCACTAATTTAGGAGGATAATATTATGTCAGGTGGAGGATCTTTCACATCAGACCAGAGAACAGCTCAAGCAACTGCTACCGGCCCTTTAGTCGGTGGGCCTTGCAGAGTTACATCTATTCAAGCAAAGGGCAACGCAAGTGGTTCTGTTATTTTGCATGACAATGCAACTACAGGAGCAGGTACAGCTCATACATTTCTTTTTGGAACAGAAGGATTAGAGATTTTTGTTCCTGGAAGTGGTATTAGAATGAAAAATGGTTGTCACTTAACAATCTCTGGATCAGGCAGCTGCACTATTACTTTTAACTAGGGGGCTAAATGGCAACATCAGGTACTACTAATTTTGAGAGTGGTTTCTTAATTGATGACATTATCGAAGAAGCTTACAATAGAGTAGGCTTAGATTCTGTTAGTGGTTATCAGTTAAAATCAGCAAGACGTTCTTTAAATATAATGTTTCAAGAATGGGCCAATAGGGGACTACATTATTGGGAAATAGGTAATCTAGATATTGATCTTGTTGAAGGACAGGGAGAGTATAAATTTTTTAGAGACGCTGCTGATGGTACAAGCGCAACATCAATACCTAATGGTATTCATGGAATAGATGATGTTTTAGAAGCTGCGTTTAGAAGAAATAGAGCGACTACAAATCAATCAGATTCGTCTCTTAGTAAAATAGACAGAAGTACGTTTCAAAGTTTATCAAATAAACTTACAAAGTCTCAACCTTCTCAGTATTACGTTCAAAGATTTAGTGATAATATTACAATTACTCTTTACCCTACACCTGATGCTGACGCGGCTGCTCAACACGTTACAATGTACTATGTTAAACGTATTCAAGACGTAGGTGGATATAGTAACACAGCAGACGTACCTTATAGATTTGTACCTTGTATGGTTTCTGGTTTAGCTTATTACCTTTCTCAAAAAGTAAAACCTGAGCTAACTAATAATTTAAAAATGTTGTACGAAGATGAGTTTAATAGAGCCTTAGTAGAGGATGGGTCTTCTACTAGCACGTATATAGCACCACAGGCATATTACCCAAATTTATAGGTGATGTAGTTAATGTCTAGATTTTCAACAGGAAAAAATGCTAAAGCAATTTCAGACCGAAGCGGTATGGCATTTCCATATACAGAAATGGTTAAAGAATGGAACGGTGCTTTTGTACACCAATCAGAGTTTGAATCAAAACACCCACAACTAGAACCTAGAACACATTTAGGAGATGCTGAAGGATTACAAAATGCTAGACCTGCTAGAACAGAACCTCCTGTACCACAAATATTAACAGCTAATTCTCTTGCTGCAGGAGCAGTAGATTCTATTTTAGTTACTGTTAATTTACCTGGTCATGGATACAGCACTGGAAACCGTTTAAGATTTAGAGGAGTAGAATCACACTTTCCTATTTACCCGCAAGTAGCAAGAATTGATGATGACAATATTAATGATGCCAGAGGACATGTTCTTACAAAGATAGATGATGAAAATTTTTCATTTAGTCCAAATGATTTAGTAGAAAATTTTTTAACTGACAACTGTATTTCCGGAACCACCACAGTTTATGTAGACATGGATGGCGTTTTGACAGAGTACTATCAAGCTGTAGCAACTTATTTACAATCCATCGGGCAACTCCCTCTTGGTGAATGGTATGATATGTCTCCAAATGATGAGATAGCGGCTATCGCATCTTCAGGAGGAAGTTATTTTGCAAACTTAGGTAAGAGAGCTGAGGCCGATGCTTTAATAGATTTAGTGATATCAAAGAATGGTTCTTATAGAGTGTTAACTACAGATACTGGAAATGCTGCATTTAATACAGCAAAGACAACTTGGATGAATGCAAACTTTACAGGAGCAAGAGCTATGGCAGGTATAGATTTTGCAGCTAATCGTAATAAAGGAACATACGGAGGAGTTAATAAATTATTGATTGATGACAGAACTGACTATGTTGATCAATTTGTAGCCGGTGGAGGTAAAGCCTTTAAATATTATGAAAGTGGTGGTATAAGGAACTTTGGAGGAGCAGGAATGTCAATAGGACCTGTTAGTATATTACCATGACCACATA